AATTATATTACAGTATAAGTTTGAACATATGTAATAAATAGATGTAGGTGAGAACCTATATGTATGGCAGACTTGACTATTGAAAAGGTAAATGAAGTTTACCTTAAGATAACCACAGAACCTCATGTGGAATATGAACTCAGGGATCGATTTACTTTTGAAATCGAGAACAAAAAGTTTATGCCACAATATAGAAGCAAGAATTGGAATGGTGAGATACACCTTTTCAATATCAAAACAAAACGCATATATTGTGGTTTATTAGATAAGATTATTGCGTTCTGTGAGAATGCAGGATATACTTATAAATTTTTAAATAACAAATTTTATGGTCCACCATTTGAAGTCAATGACTTTGTAAGTAAAGGTGGAACAAAAGATTATATGCAATCCATTGCACCTGGAATTACGCCAAGAGAGTATCAGGTTGATGGTGTATATGAAGCATTAAGATATAACAGAAAATTACTTGTAAGTCCAACTGGTTCTGGTAAATCATTCATGATTTATTCAGTTGTAAGATACCATGTTGCACGTGGAAATAAAATATTACTTGTTGTTCCTACCACTTCATTGGTTGAACAGATGTATAAGGACTTCTCTTCTTATGGTTGGGATCCTGAAAATCATTGTCACAGAATATATCAAGGTAGAGAAAGAGTCAATACTAATGAAGTAACTATCACAACTTGGCAGAGTGTTTATAAAGAAGATAGAAAGTTCTTTGAACCATATGATGTGGTGATAGGAGACGAGGCCCACCTTTTTAAAAGTAAGTCTCTTATCAGTATCATGGATAAATTACATCATGCTAAGTATAGATATGGGTTTACAGGAACTTTAGACGGCTCACAGACCCATAAATGGGTGTTAGAGGGATTGTTTGGACCATCATACAAAGTCACTCAAACAAAGAAGTTACAGGATGAAGGACATCTTGCAACTCTTGATATTCAATGTTTAGTATTGAAGTATAGACCTCGGAAGTTTGATACCTATGAAGATGAAATTCAGTATCTGATATCAAATGAAACGAGGAATAACTTTATTACTAATCTAGTCAAAGATTTGGATGGTAATAGTTTGGTCTTGTATTCAAGAGTTGAAAGTCATGGTGCAATCTTATTTGAACTAATAAATAAAAAAGTAAGTGAAGACCGAAAAGTATTCTTTATTCATGGTGGTGTAGATGCTGAGGATAGAGAAGTAGTAAGGGAGATTACTGAAAAAGAAAAGGACGCTATCATCGTTGCATCTTACGGAACATTCAGTACTGGTATTAACATCAAAAACTTACATAATGTAGTATTTGCCTCTCCATCAAAATCTAGAGTTAGAAACTTACAGAGTATTGGTAGAGTCCTACGTAAAGGCAAAGATAAAGTGAGTGCAAAACTTTATGATATTGCAGATGACTTTACTATTGGTTCAAGAAAGAATTATACATTAAATCATTTTATTGAACGTGTGAAAATATATGTTTCAGAACAGTTCAATTATGACATATTTACTATCGATATAAAAGATTAAAGGAGAGTATATGATTGAAGAAGATTTCTACGCAACAATCAAACTTAAATGTGGTGATGAGATATTTACTAAAGTAGCAGCATCAGAAGAAGATGATAGAACAATGTTACTTCTATCTCATCCAATTCAAGTTCAACCTATTAAAACAAGAGGTTCTGTTACTGGTTATAAATTTGAACCATGGTTGAAGACTTCTCATGAAGACTTATTCATAATCAATATTGAAGATGTTCTTACAATGTCTGAATCAGAGAACATTGAAATGATTATGAACTATCAAGACTATGTAAGAAAAGCTAATCAAGGTAACTTCTCTAAGTTAGATAGAAAGATGGGTTACTTAGGTAATGTGAGAGATACAAAAGAGGTACTAGAGAAGTTATACAAGTCCTCTTAAAGAACTTAAAGTATCCTTATCTTCCGGGACAAGCCCATTCTACACAACATTTGATACCTTGTCAACACTCGGTAACAGTGGTATAATAAAGACAACAAAAAGAACATTATGCCCAAACCTAAAAATGCAGAACACTATGTAAATAACAAAGAGTTTCTGAATGCTCTTGAGAACTACTTTGCCAAGGTTGAGAAAGCAAAACTGAATGATCAACCAAAACCACAGATTCCTAGGTATATTGGTGAATGTTTTTTGAAGATTGCAAATCATCTATCATACAAACCTAACTTTGTGAACTACATGTTCAAGGATGATATGATTTGTGATGGTATTGAAAACTGTGTGAGATATATTCATAACTTCAATCCAGAGAAATCAAAGAACCCATTTGCATACTTTACTCAGATTATCTACTATGCATTCTTGAGGAGAATTTCTCAAGAGAAAAAACAACTTGAAATCAAAAATAAAATTCTTGAGAGAACTGACTTCGATGAAGTCTTTGATGCCAATGAACTTGACAGTGGAAACTATTCTGACTATAACAGTATCAAAGATGCAGTCCATCAAAAACTGAGGGGTAATTAATGGAAGAAAGATTGAAAACCTATCATTTAAGAGTTAAGTTTCTTGATGATTTGCGTCATGGACAATTTATTACTGCAACATCTGAAGAGGAAGCAATTAAATTATTCCTCGATGAGTATGTCTACATTTCGTCGGAGAGGGAAAAAGTATGATTGGTAATCTTGAACCAGAAGAATCTGTTATGGACAATTCTTTAATTTCCAAAAGAAAGGCGATTGCAGTTTGTAATCAAGGAGTAAGGGAAAAACTTCTTGATATTATCTCTGAACTTGGGTGGGATTGCTATGATGATGTCACTGTAGAAATTGGTGGTACATCTGTCTCTGGTATTGATGTTGGTGAAGAGTACAATAAGAAGTGGCAGTCACCTATTGGTACTCGTAAGTATAATAAAGATGCATTCATCATTATTAAAAATCAATCACGTAGAGACCTGACGAAATCACAACCTTTCCCTGAGGGAGAATTCAAACCCAAACATCCTCACACACCAAAGAAATGAAGATTGGTATTATCACCGATACGCATTATGGCGCACGAAAGGGTTCTAAACTCTTTCATGATTACTTTGAGAAATTCTATAGAGATGTATTCTTTCCCACTTTGGATAAGATGGGAATTGATATTGTAATCCATATGGGTGACGCATTTGATAGTCGTAAGGGCATTGAATTCAAGTCCCTAAAGTGGGCAAAGAGAGTTGTCTTTGATCCTCTTAAGAAGAGGAACATCAAGATGCATTTGATGGTTGGTAATCATGATGCATACTACAAGAATACTAATGAAATCAATGCTGTTGATCTACTCCTAAAAGAATATGATAATGTTGAGGTTTATTCTTCTCCTACAGAAGTTTCTTTGGGTGGTCTCCCCATTCTATTCATTCCTTGGATCAACGAACAAAACGAAAAGGAAACAAACAACATCATCAGCAAAACAAAATGTCCTGTCGCGATGGGACATCTCGAACTCAATGGGTTCAGAGTTAACAACCAAGTCGTCATGGACCACGGTCATGACAGCAGAGCCTTTAATAAGTTCGAAAAAGTCTTTTCGGGACACTATCACACTCGATCCGACAATGGGACCGTTTATTATCTCGGTAATCCCTATGAAATGTTCTGGAGTGATGTCAAAGACCCCAGAGGTTTCACTATTTTTGATACAGAGACCCTGGAACACAGGTATGTAGATAACCCCTACAGACTCTTCTATAACATTTATTACGAAGACACAAACTATCAGACATTCAATATCACTGAATATCAAGATAAGATTGTCAAAGTAATTGTAAGAAAGAAAACCGACATCAAGAAGTTTGAAAAGTTTATTGACAAACTCTATGCATCTGGTGTTGCAGAATTAAAGATCGTTGAAAATTTTCAACTTGTTGAACCTGAAGATTTTGATACTGAAGAGTCTGAAGATACTATGTCTATTTTGAATCGATATATTGAGGAGTCTGAAGTTGAGTTAAATAAGACAGTAATACAGTCTCTTATCAAAGAAATATATCAAGAGGCATGTGAGGTGGTCTAGTGTTTATTATTACAGTTGCTGGTAAAGAAAAGGAAGGTGCATATTCTGTAGTTGATGAAGATGGAGAACAAGTTCTTTATATTTTTACAGAAGAGGATGATGCAGAAAGATACTCCATGCAACTTGAAGAACTTGACTATCCTGAGATGAATGTGTTAGAAGTAGAAGACGAGATAATAATTAAAACTTGTGAAATGCATGATCACAGGTATACTGTAATTACCTCTGATGACATTGTGATCCCACCTGACGAACAATATGATTACCTTTAAGAAGATTACCTGGTCTAATTTTTTATCTACTGGTCAACATCCAACAACAGTTAATCTTGATCAAAAACAAACAACACTCATCATTGGTTCTAATGGTGCAGGTAAGTCAACCATCTTGGATGCACTTACCTTTGTTTTGTATGGTAAGTCTTTTCGTAAAATTAATAAGGCTCAACTGATCAATTCTACAAATGATAAAGATACACTCGTAGAAATTGAATTTGATTTGAATTCTACTGAGTGGAAGATTAAACGTGGAATCAAACCAAACATTTTCAAGATTTATCGTAATGATGAAGAACTTGACCAATCACATTCTGCCAATGACCAACAGAAGTGGTTAGAGCAAAATGTTCTGAAGATGAATTATAAATCATTTACACAAATTGTTATTCTTGGATCATCAACCTTTGTTCCCTTCATGCAACTTCCAGTATCATCAAGAAGGGAAGTTGTAGAGGATCTATTAGATATCAAGATCTTCTCTTCGATGAATGATGTCATCAAAGGTAAGATTAGAAGTATTCGTGAAGAAGTTAAGACTTTAGATCTGAAGAAAGAGAGTTTGATGGATAAAGTTGATATGCAGAAAAACTTTATCGATAAGATTGAAAGTCAAAGTAAGGAAGATGTTGACTCAAAGAGTCAAAAGATAGATTCTCTCAACGAAGAGGTAGAGAAGTGTTTTGCTGAGAGTATGGAGAAGGAAGATATTCTTTCTAAACTCAAAGAACAACTCACAGAATTTGAAAATGCTCAAGAAAGATTGAGAGAGTAT